TTTAAAAATATATCCCATTATTTTTTGCCTCCTTTCTTAACTTTCTTTTTCTTTGTTCCTTTGGGCTTCATTGAACCATAGTGTGAAGGCATGACAATAAAAGTAGCTGTCTTTATATTACTTCCTTTTGCGTTTTTTAGCAGTTGATAAGGCTATTGCTTGAGCTTGTTTTAATGTCTTGCCCTCTTTCATCAGCAAACGTATGTTGCTAGAGATAGTCTTTTGTGATTTGCCTTTCTTAAGTGGCATCAGTCTCCAAAGTATTTGTTAACAAGAGCAAAATCTTTGTCAGCCTTACAATCAATATATAAACCTTCAATAATCTGTTCAAACTTCTTTCTATTCTCACCCCTAGTTTTTTCCATAGCTTGAGAAATAAGCTTTGGAACTGATCTGTTTTTTGGGAACTCTTTTGAGAGTTTTAGTGCTTCAGTGGGTGTCATGTGTTTTTAATAGCCTCTTCCACTGCCTCATCTACCCATTTATACAAGCGAGGGGCTTGTTCTTTCAACCCTTCTGGATTGAAAATATATTGGGTAAAAGATTCAGCGAACTGCTCTAGGTGATTTTTTCTACTGTATTGAGTGGGATAAGTTAAACCTTTAAGCTTCATAAATTGTCGGCCTAAAGTTGCACCCCCACTCTGATAGTGTACCTGATGACCCATTTCATGCACAAATGTTGAAAACCAGTCAATAGTTTCTGGCATAGGCTGAGAGTTTGACCAGATTTCAGATAATCTATTTTTAACAATATAGTCATAGTCTTTTGTTTTTAATAAGTTTTGATTATTTAAAGTATTTTTTGCACTAGCTTTTATTTCTTTTGCAAGTGTAGTGTTAATTTTTTTTGCTGCTGGTTTCAATCTTGTATGAACTATTGCTGAGTTGCCTGAGGTAAAGCCGTTTGCCATGCCAGTAGCATTATGAAAGAAAGTTGATTGAACTTTTTTATCAAATAACTGGTCTGTAGAAATTTTCCCCTCTTTAAGTATTCTTATATTCCTATCAATTAAATCTTTTTGTGAATTATATCTTTGTGTTCCCAAGCCGTCCCAGAAAGGTAGCCACTCTTTTGTTTCTTTTGGCACTACATCTTTCTTTCCATTTATCTCAAATCTTTTGATAACAGTTTGATTTGACTTCTCATATAGTTTTAGATTATCTCCAGACAAGTATCTTTTCTTTAAATCTCCAACAGGCAATGTTTTTTCTCCTCTCATGTTGAAATGATTTATCACGTTGCCTTTTTTCATAAATTTACGCATTTTTTTGATATTTTCTCCTGTCAAACCGCCTAACCCTTCCATGCTATCTAAGCTTTCCTCTATAAATTGTTGTGAGTTCTTTGCAAACTTGTTTCCAGCAAGCCACTTATCAACACCATCTGTAGATAAAACTGGTGAGGTTTTAACTTGTGGAGTAGTCTCAACAGGGGCAGTGACTTTTGGTTTGGGTTTAGCTTTTGATTTAATTCCACTAGGCTTGCCATACAATTTCTCCAAGTCCTTTAAACTTCTTTCGCTTCCATCTTCTCTGACCATCTTTCTTATAGCCTTCTGCCCTGACCCTTCTTTCTTTGCCAAGCGTTCAAAATATCTTACCTTCTGTTCATTACCTAAAGTCTTGATCTTTGTTTTCTTATCTGCCCCTAAAAGCCAGTCACCATACTGGGTGTTCTGTGGTACTCTACCACCACCCTCTCCTGTGGGTCGGGTTACAACTTTGCCTTTAGGTGGGGGCTTTAGATCTTCAAATCCCTTTCTTTTGCTGAGTCCTTCGTAATCAACAATAGGAACAGTAGTAGATCGGCAGTTGAAATGCTGTGGTGGTGTAGGCCCTTTGTTATATGCAAACTTTCTACCATCAAGCCTTCGACATATTGGACTTGTCCTACTATCAAGCGTTGCCACATACTCGTACTTAGGAGCAACCTTACTATTTGCTGCATAAACAGCCTGTGATGCTTGGTTCTGTACTTGGTTAACAGATGTTCTGACAATAGTTTGTATTTGATGCGTTGCTACCTTTATAGACTCTCCCCCTGCCAGAGCTATTTGCTTTGCATTGCCTTCAAATCCAAAATCTAATCTTCCAGCTAATCTTCTTGCTATTTCTTGTGTTGATTCACCACTAAATACACCTTGTCTTATACTTCTGGCAAGCAAATCTTGATTTTTCCTTGCTATCCCTCTAAATGCTTTTTCTACGGTATCTCCATTAGGTAGAGTCTGCATTGCCCCTTGTCTCGCTGTAAGTTCAAACTTTCCAGAACCAAATTTAATAAAATCATCTTCTGTAAACTGTTTACTTGTAAAAATATTGACCTGAGTAGGGTCTGTTTTAACAAAAGACTCTGCATATTTTTTATTAACTGCAACTGAATTTATAGGAATATTTCCTGATTTAACAGCTTTTTTAAGTTCATTTTCAATAAACCCAGTCTGTACCTTTGCTAAACCTTCAATTTCTTTGATAATTTCTTTTGTTGAAACTTTTGCCCAAGAATCTAGACTTTTTTTTGATTGAGATATTATTGCTCTCAATCTTTTTCGTGTTTGCGGTGAAATAATTACACCAGTTTCTGCTGTTTGTTGTTTTAAATCAATTTTTTTTAGTTTACCTGTTGCAATTAAAATTACATCTACATATGTTTTTGCAAATTGTGTAGATACAGCATTACTATATCTATTTAGATCAATAGTCTCCCTAAAAAATACCTCTGGAATACTCATCTATCATTCTTCTCCCTCTTCCTCCTCCTCTTCTGGTTCTTCGTCAGGTTCTTCTGGTGGCTCTACTTCTGTCAAACCTCCCTGTTGTGTACCTTCTATCTCTTCCTCAACGTCAAAGTCATCACCTAAAACCTCACCAGCAGATAGTTGATTCAACAATGTTTCCTGTGTGATAGTTCCAGCAGTAAACAATGTGAGCAATGATGTTATCTCCTGTGGTTCTAGTCTTGCACTTACAAAGTCTCTATTAACAAAGCTACTGCCAGCATTTGGTTCATTAAGATATTCACTATGAAACTTCAAACAATTATCAATCAAATCTTGCATCTGCTGTGCAATAACCATCATTGTGCTGTCATTCTGTGACCTATCTATTCTCTTAGCCTCTGCTGATTCTCCTACCAACTTTTGTCCAAGCACTGCGGCTAGTGACAATGTATTGATCTGTTCTGCAATATCTTTTAGTCTTGTGAACTGGCTGTCATAGCTGTCTCCTGATGGGCTGATATATTCCATGCGAGACTCAGGCGGCAGTGATAGTGCTTCATTAGGGCCTGTTGTTATCTCATCTGCGTTTGGATAACCAAACACTGCAAGCATAGGAACAGAACTGATATGCAAGATGTTGTCCAAGTCAGACTGTATCTGATAATGCTTGAGATTTAATTCTGCAATGTCATACAAAGGGCTGCGGCTTTCGTAGTAGCCAACTCTGTTCGAGTAAGCGATAGCAAAAGGAATCTTGTCCTTAAGGCTCATTTCACCTTCATCAAATAATTTATATTCATTTTTTTTGTCATCTTTTCTATGAATCTCATATCTGCCACGTTCAAGCACCCTGATTTGTTTAATGATCTTGTCACCATACTTTCCATCTGGCTCAACAACCTGTTCCAATAGACGCAACTGTGTGAGTTGCCTTGCACCATCTATGATCTCACTCCTAAATCCAAGTATATCTTTCGGTGTGTACGTCACCCAGTAGGGTCTGGTCTTGTCCCCTTCTTTCGGTGCATCTACTAATACTCCGACATGACCAAAGCTGATTGCTAGTCTTGCTGTGTTATATAGCCAAACATTTAAATCATTACCCTCTAAATCAACATCAAACAACTGTTCTCTTACTAAGTCAGATACATCATCAAGTCTTACTGGCTTCCTGACCAACATACCTGAGAGCATTTTCTCGATTCGTTGCAGATAGGGAACTACTGTCGACCTGCTGAGTCTGACATCATAGCTATCGTCCGTCTCTCGACTTTCTTGTGGCAAATACTTTCTATGCTCACTCCTGATCTTGTATGTTCCTTCCTTCAAATCTGTTATCAAATCCCAGAATTGAGCCATGCGTTGATAGGCCGCATTAGGGCTGGCAACTGTGGTAGCAGCTTGAGTTATAGGCTGATTGTAAATATTTAGTGAGCTATACACAGTTTTGCCTCAATACTATCATGTTCTTAATATATTCTAATACCTGTAGCTTTGCCCGACCTAGCAAATAGTGGATTGAACTCTCTCCATACAAGATAACCTAGAGCATCAGCCATATGGTCATAGCCTGACTCTTTGTCTGGTTCTCCTTTTTCTGTGTATGACTGAAGTTCCATTGATTCAATTAGCTTTCTGCAACTGGCATGGATTTGTAAACGGCTTTCCCCCTTGCCGTTACATAATAAAGCCTGTACGGCAGAAATCCTGTCTCTGACTGGCGGGTTACTGCGTGGGCTTTGATTGCTGAACCCATATCCTTCAAGAATCTGAATGTCCGTCTGACTTGCATTAGTACTTCTGTTGCCTCCACTTGCATCTGGATAAACATAAATCTTATTCATAGGGTATCGAGATTGAATAGTTTGGGCAATAGAATCTGTATCGTGGCTACCACTAATCTCATCAAATATTAACAATTTTTGATTTTGTACAATTCCGATCACTGCGTTCATGTTGCCTATGTTGAAGTCCATGCCCACTCTTAATGGCTCTAGTCCTATATCAGGCTTGATATTGGTGACATTGTTTTCTCTAGTAAAGCGATCATATACCTGACCTGTAGTTAAATTAATAAACTCTCCATTGAGGTAAGCTTGCAACATTGATGGATCATAGTTGCTTTGCATACGTTCAATGAAGTCACTGGGTAAGTGTGGGTTATCCTGAGTCCTCATCTTGATTAGCTGCCTGTCGGTTCTCTCCTTTGCTTCATCTGTACCAAAGGTGTTGTATAGCCATCTAAATCCTTCTGGTGTACTAGCTGCACAAAACTGGCGAACATTACCAGCCCTTAGTCGTCCCAGTATCTTTGGGAAAGCTTTGTCGGCAATAGTCGGACTTACAACATCTATTTCATCTACCAATACATGAGAAAGATTCAGACCAATTATTCTAGACCAATTTTCAAAGGATCTGCATAGTAGTTTGCTGTCACCTTCCTTGAAGTGCAAAGTATATTCTGGAAGTGGACTAGCTCTAAATGTATATGGAATTTCATACTGCTCAAGGAACAACTCAAAGTCTGTTTGCCAAATGTCTCTTATCAATGGGGCAGTTGGTTCCATAACAGCACCAATAAATCCAATATTCATAGCAGCCAGCTTGACTGCCATACTGCACAAAGCTCTTGTCTTACCAGCACCATATCCAGCAGAAAGCCCAACTATCTCATTCTGATTATC